CGAGCTGATTGTCGCGGTCCTGAAAGCCGGCCTATCCATCCGGAAGGTGGCGAGCATCTTCGGACTGAGCGTCGGCATCGTCCACCGCGTGTTCACTCTGTCCTCTATGAGGTGAACGCCTCTCGCGGGCACGATCTGCGACGCGGCATAGGTTCCGCGCGGATAGGTGCCACATGACTTTCCTCGACATGCTTTCGGCTTTCCTTCACAACCATCTCACGCAGGGCGCAATCAGCGGCCTCCTCGCGGCTGCGGCGACGGACTTTCAGGCATTCCGCTCGTGGAAGTCGTTTCAGGACGCGGCCTCGTACTCATGGGGCACGGCGCTGTTCCGCTGGTTTCAAGGCGCGGTCGTTGGTTTCGTGGCTGCCGCCGGAATCGGTTGGGTGGTTGGCTCATGACCGATACGACTGGCTGGTAATCATCATTCGCCGTTGTAGCTCAGACAGCAGAGCAGCCGACTCGTAATCGGCAGGGCGTGGGTGCAATTCCTACCGGCGGCACCAGCAATACGGAGAAGTGGCCGAGTGGCTTAAGGCAGCGGTCCTGAAAACCGAAGGGCGCTAACGCGCTCCGTGGGTTCGAATCCTACCTTCTCCGCCAATTTTTCATGGGCTGCGCGATGGGTCGCAGGAGTGCCCTGCAAGCACACCGGTTTCGGTTCGATTCCGAAGCGGTCCACCACCTTCCAAGGAGAAAGAAAGACGTGAATTTCAATAGCAGATTCATCCTCGCGATGACGCTCGCGCTCGCAGCGGTCGTCGCCGGCTGCGCCACAGTCCAGCCCACCAACGCCGGACAGGCCGTCCTCGACGCCTATCGCCAGTACACCGAGCTTGCGGAGGGTGCGGCCGCCTATGGCTCGCTGCCCTTCTGTGACACGAAGCCCGCCGGCGTCGTCGTCTGCGCCGACCGCGAGCTGGTGAAGCAGCTAAAGGTCGTCCGCGACAACACAGAGCCGGTCATCAAGCAGGCGAAGGCGGCCGTGCTGGACCCGAACTTCAACGGCTCAGCAGCGGATCGATGGGTCGTGATTGCGAACAACGCGCTGGCTGCGCTGCGCCAGATCTGCACCAGCAACGCGCCGGGTAGCGTCTGCGTCCCGGTTCCCGGCACGCCTTAAGGAGATTCGTCATGACTGTTGCAGAGATCATCGCTGCCCTGACGCAGCTCATCAGCCTCGGCCTCGACAAGACGCCGATGGTGCTCGGCTGGATTGCCGACAAGAGCTACCTCGAACAGTTGCAGGCTGCGCATGGCCCGGACTACGTGCCGGTCGCCGACGACTTCGCCGGATATGACGCGCGTCTCGCGATTGCGGATGCGGCCATCGACGCGAACGCCGACCGCGCGGCTAGCGGCGCTCCGTAAAGCCGGATGGCAAGGCTCGGGGTCAAAGAGGCAGGCGGGCCGAAGGTGCTCGCCTTCCTCGATATGATCGCACACAGCGAGATTGGCGACGCATTGCTGGCTGTCTCGGACGACGGGTACAACGTCATCGTCGGCTCCACGGCAGCGAAGCCTCATTTGCTGGCGAGCTACGCCGACCATCCGCAGATCGTCGTCAAGCTCAGCCCCAAGCTCTCGTCGTCGGCCGCGGGCCGTTACCAGTTCATCGCCCGCACATGGGATGCGCTGGCGCGTGATCTGCGATTCAAGGACTTCTCGCCCGAGAACCAGGATCGGGGTGCGATCGAACTGTTGCGGGAAGTCGGCGCGCTCCCGCTGATTCGGTCAGGACGCATTGCTGATGCCATCGAGGCAGCCGCCCCAATTTGGGCCAGCTTTCCGGGCGCAGGTTACGGGCAACACGAGAACAAGCTGACCGACCTTCTCGCCGCCTTCGATAAGGCGGAACGCAAGTACGCCGACTTTTCCAACGTCGTTTCCGGTGTCGATAGCACGGCACCAAAGGTATCGGGGGATGGGTAATGCTGGATTTTCTGGAATGGCTGTCCGCAAAGCTGGCGCTCGCGCTCGGCCATCCGGAGTTCACGGCTGCGGCGATTGGTCTCGTGCTCGGCATGGGGGCGGTCGAGTTTACGGCCCGCATGCTGCCCGCCGACACGAAGCCGACCATAGCGACTCGCATCAGTTGGGCGGTCGCCTGCCTCGTGGCGTTCGCGGTCGCGTTCGGGCTCAACCCAACAGCACTTGGCTTCGCGCTTGCCCTGACCGCCGCTGTCGTCGCGCCGACGCTGGAGCTGGTCGTCCTGCGGTATCTCGCATTGCGCTGGCCGAACCTCATGCCGCAGTCGATGTGCGAGACCCCGGCCAAGTTGCCGCCGGCGGACATTCATTGGCCGTAAGGAAGTGACCTCATGGACTCGTTCTGGATAAACGCATGGGTAGGTTGCTGGCTTTCCGCGCTGTTCCTCCTGATTGCCGCCCGGATGATGACGAAGGCTCGATGAGCGCCATTCCTTTACCGCGATGGGTGTTCCCGCCGCCGCAACGTGCAACGGTTGCCTATCGCATCAACGCCAAGCGGTGGAAGAGGAACACGGGAATCAGTGCCGGTAGGTACAAGAGTCGTGAGCGCGGCTGAATACCAATGGTGGCAGGGCATCTTCCTCGCGCTATCAGCGGTGGCATTCGTAGCGCTGATTGTCGTGGCCGGCAATTGGCCGAGACGTTAAATAATCATGGCTGATAACACAGGCAAAGCACCCAAGCGGCGCGGTCCCGGACGCCCATTCCAGAAAGGGGTATCAGGAAATCCGGGTGGCCGCCCGCGTGACATTGCGGAAATCCGGGAGCTTGCTCGTTCGCATGCGCCGGCTGCAATTGGCACGCTCGTCGAGATCATGACGGACCGCGAGAAGTCACCGGCCGCGCGTGTTTCAGCGGCGACGGAAATCTTGAGCCGTGGTTACGGCAAGCCGCCGCAGGAATTGACCGGCGCCAATGGCGAACCGCTGATCCCTAAGACGCCGACCATCAATCTCGTCCTCGCAGAGTCCAAGCATGGCTGACGGTGGCGGTTGCTCGCTGGATTTCTCGCTGCACGAGAAGCAGTCTGTAGCCTATCGGACGAAGGCGACCGAAGTCCTGTTCGGCGGTTCAGCCGGTCCGGGCAAATCGCACCTGATGCGCATCGCCGCGATTCTTTGGTGCGCCGAGATTCCGGGATTGCAGGTCTACCTTTTCCGTCGCGAGTTCCCGGACCTTTACAAGAACCACATGGAAGGCCCGAGCGGGTTCCCCGCGCTGCTCGCACCGTGGATCGCGATGGGGTGGGTCAGGCTCAACCTAAGCAAGAACTTCATCGAGTTCTGGAATGGCAGCAAGGTACACCTTTGCCACTGCCAGCACGAAAAGAACATGTACGACTATCAGGGGGCCGAGATACATGCACTGCTGATTGACGAGCTGACGCACTTCACCGACACGATCTACCGCTACCTGCGGGGCCGCGTGCGTATAGGTTCCCTGCGTGTGCCCGAGAAATACGCCGGCCAATTCCCGCGCGTGCTGTGCGGGTCGAATCCGGGAGGCGTCGGGCACAACTGGGTCAAGGCCGCATGGGTATCGCTGCTGAAGCCGTTCGAGATTCGGCGGATGGAGAAGAAGGAAGGCGGCCTGCTGCGGCAGTTCATTCCCGCATTCCTCACCGACAACCCGACGCTGACCGAGAACGACCCGGACTATGCGGACCGATTGTCGGGTCTCGGCGACTCGGCGCTTGTGAAGGCCATGCTGGACGGCGACTGGAACATCGTCAGCGGTGGAGCTCTGGATGATGTCTGGTCCGATCGCGCGATCGTTCCGCGTTTCGCCATTCCGTCATCGTGGCCCGTCGACCGGTCTTTCGACTGGGGATCGAGCAAGCCGTTCTCGGTCCTGTGGTTCGCCGAGTGTGATGGCACTGAGGCAACGCTTGCCGATGGCAGCAAGTTCGCGCCACCAAAGGGTTCGCTGGTCCTGTTGCAGGAATGGTATGGCGCGAAGGGACCGAACGAAGGGCTGAAGATGCCCGCCCGGGACATCGCGGCCGGCATCAAGCGCATGGAATCGGAACTCATCGCTGGCAAATGGGCGACTTCGGTCCGTCCTGGTCCTGCCGACAACAGCATCGCGAACGTGTCGCAACCGGGCACTCCGACCATTGCCGATGAGATGCGCGCCGGCGGGGTTACTTGGGAGGAGTCTGACAAGGCCCCCGGCACGCGGAAGATTGGTCTGGATCTGATCCGGTCGCGCCTCGCCGAATCCAGGAAGGATCGGCCCGAACGGCCCGCGCTCTACATCATGGACCATTGCCGGAGTGCCATTGCGCACTGGCCGGTATTGCCCCGAGACCCGCGCAACACCGACGACGTGGATACCTCGGCAGAGGACCACGACTATGACGCGCTTCGGTATCGCGTCCTGAAGGCATCGCGGCGCATGACCGTCGAGCCGCTCCGAATCTGAGGCGCCAATGAGCAACGAAGTCGCACAGTGCTGTGACGAGCACAAGAACATGGAATCCGACTGGCGCCTCGTCGACCATCTGCGCGGTGGTACGAAGGCCATGCGCGATGCGGGCGAGACCTACTTGCCGAAGCGCCCGATGGAGGAGCTTGCTGACTGGAAGGCGCGCCTCTGTTTCGCGACCCTGTTCCCGGCCTTCCAGCAGACGAGCCGCGCGAGTACGGGGCGTGTATTCGCCGAACCCCTGCTCATTGGCGAGGACGTGCCGGGCTGGATCAAAACCGAAGTGCTGCCCGACGTGGACATGCAGGGCAGAAACCTGCACGTCTGGGCGCGCGAGTGGTTCGAGGAAGCATTCGACTACGGCCTCTCGCATTGCATCGTCGATAGCCCACGCGCTGATGGCGTGCAGACGCGCAAGCAACAGGCGGCAGCTCGCATTCGTCCGTACCTCATCAAGATTCACCCGCGCAATGTGTTGGGCTGGCGCTACGTCAACAACGAACTGGTGCAGCTCCGCGTTCGGTTCTGGCGTGAGGACATGTCTGGCGAATTCGGCGTCGCGCAGGTCGAGCAAATCCGTGTCTACGAGAAGACTGGCGTGCGCGTGTACGAGGAGACATCGAAGGACACATGGACGGTCGTCGACGAAATCCCGATGACGCTCGGGCGCATCCCGCTCGTCACGCTCTATACGAACCGGACTGGCAGATTGCAGGCCGTGCCGCCCATGCGGGAACTGGCCTACCTCAATACGAAGCATTGGCGTATCCAGTCGTCGAATGACGCGTTGCTTGAGACGGCTTCGGTTCCCATCCTGACCATCATCGGTGCGGACGGCGACACGCAGCTCACCATTGGCGCGAAGTCGGCGGTCAAGCTGCCGCCCGATGCGGACCTGAAATACGTAGAGCACTCTGGCGCGGCCATCAAGTCGGGCAAGGAATCGCTTGACTCGCTCGTCGAGGAAATGCGCCAGTGCGGGGCAAAGCTGCTAGCGCCGGGCGGCGGCGCTCAGGCGCAAAACACGAAGACGGCGACGCAGGTCAGCGAGGAGGCGGCGCGGGACAATTCGCAGTTGGGCTCGATGGCGCTCGCGCTGCAAGACACGCTGGCAGAGCTGCTGGATGTCATCGCGTCATTCCGCGGCGAATCCTCGGGCGGGACAGTCAAGGTGCAGCCGAACCTCGACCCT